TTCTTTTTTTTCTTCTTCTCTTTTTTCCTTGAAGCATTCTTATTTTCCCCACTTGCATTTGTCACTATTTCAATAACTTTTTCATTCTCTTTTTCTTCAAGTTTTGTTTTTATTTCTATTTCTGTATATGCTTCCTGATTAAATTTCATGATATGTTTTCCTTTTATTATTAAAAATTCCCCTTGTATTTCTATTCCTTCAAATTCCTCTTTCAAGTCAATTTTTAATTTGTAACCTTCCTTGAGCCTATGGTCTATAACACTTTTTAATGTATAGCCATCCTGATTCGAAGTTATACCCATAAAAAGATTAGGATCAAATTCTATAACTCCAAGATTCACATCATTCTTTTTCTGAAAATATACAAGTCCATCCTTTATAAAGAATATACTTTCACAATCTTTAGCTATTGTTTTAAATATACTTTTTACATTGTTATTCAACGTTTTTCCATTTTCATAAACTATGTCTTTAGTCAGTTCTATTTTTCCAACTTTCAATTTATCCAGTTTGGAAATAATTATGTTTATAACCGTACTTGCTTTACTTTTACGACCTATTTTTAAGTTTATTTTAGTATCCTTGTATTCATCGTTGTAAGTATTGCAAGTTATATTGAATTTCTTTTCTGTCCCCTCAAATTTTCCCTGTGTTTCTTCTATAATCCCTTTATAAATAATTCCAACATCTTTATTTTCCTCACTGCCATTCAAATAACCTATTTCAACTAATACTTCTGTTCCTCTGACTAATTTCTTTACCATATCATTAGTCAGATTTATTAGTGTAATTTTACAGATATTAGTATTTTCCGTAGTATCAAACTCCGATTCAATCTCAAAATCAGGGGAACTGTCTATCCCATTTTGTACTGGGAATCTTTCAAAAATTACTGTTTCTTCATTTTTTAAAGTAAAAGTAACTTTTGCATATCTGTCCCATAAAATCCAGTTTTTACTCATTTTCCACCACCATTAAGTCCTGAAGTATTCCAGCAGTATTTGTATCAAAGTCAACATCAAATCCATTAGTGTTTATTGGCAATGCCATAAGTTTTAAATTGGGAAAATCTCTGTATCTACGTTTACATATCTCGAATAAGTCCTCATATGAGTTTATTTTTTGCCCCATATGAAGTTCTTTTTCCTCATTCCTTATGTCAATATACCAACACCCTTTAATTGCATAAATATCGAGTATTACAATCTTACTCTTGTCCTTTTTACTTAGTAAGGTTTTATAGGAATTTTTTTTCTCTTTATTGTATGTGATATTCAAACTATAGAGCATACTATACTACCCCCTGTGTCCTTGAATCATTGTTGTATTTCTCATGTAAAACTTCATTAAGTGAAATAGGATTTAATTCCCTGTTCTGAACTGTTGCATTAGGATTATATACGTTAGTTGTGATTACCCCATTTTCATCTTTGGTGAATTCCAGTAAATTAACTTGTTTCAATGTCAGGCTTACTTTTATTCCTGTATATGCCTGCCAGTCTTCTGTATATGAAAAATTTGTCAGTGCTAATGGAGCGTATATCTTATTATCTAACTTTTCATACATCAGGGCAGTATATTTTCTTTCCTTTGAAAACTGAAGCATTTTTTCAAGTTCACTTTTCCAATGTCTTCCAAATATTAAGCACTCAACCTGAATGGTATAAGGATTTACAAACATATTCTCATTGAAGTCATCTTTTAAGTATGACTTATACCCTGTTACTTCATTTTCCTGTGAAAAATTGGTTGAAATAACAAAAAGAGGTATATCGCCCAAAAGTGCATTTGGTTTTGCCTTAAAATATCTATCATAGAGTTTCCCATATTTCTCGTACATCTTTGATATTTTTGACAAATCCATATTTTTAAATAATTTACTCAAAAATTCTTTTAGCATTAATACCTCCTTTTATTAAACTATCCCTAATTTTTCTAACTCGTTTATTATTTCATGTGCTGCACCTTTACTATCATTTGCTTTTACATAGATAGTGTTATGGTTTACTATTGTTTTTCCACCTTGAATACCACCTCTTGTATTATTTCTTATTGCCTTTGCAGTATTAAGTATGTCTCTTGTTGTTGTGTTCCGTGCAACCATAGAGCCATTTGGTAACCATATAGCTTCATCCCCTTGTTCATCTACTGTTGTATAACCACCTGACTTCCAACCTTGGAAATAGTCAGTACCAGTAGCCTTTGCCTGTTTTTTACCTTTAGGAGCACCAAGAAAATGATTAGTTAAGCCTTCTCCTAAAAAGAAATTACCTACATTTCTAGGAATACTTGCAACTCTATTCCCTAATTCACTCCATCTACCATTAAGAAGGTCATTTAAGGCTCCTAGAGCTTCTTTTAAAGCACCAGTTATCCCATTAATAGCCCCTACTACAATATCACATGCACTTTTTACTATTTCTTTTATAGCCCCCCAAACAATATCACATAAGTTTCTGAATTCCTCATTTTTATTATACAGTTCAATCAAAGCTCCTATAAGCCAGCCAAAAGGTCCGCCTATAATAGCTCCTACTATCATTGTCCAATGGTCTTTTATGCTAGACCAGATGAAATTTACCATATCTCGAAACCATGAAACATTATTGTAGAGCCATTGCAAACTTACCCATAGCAATCCTAAAGCTAATATAATTGCTGTTATTGCCAGTACTATGGGATTCGCAGAAATAACAAAATTAAGTATACTCATTGCAGTAGTAAGAGAATAAACAATTCCAATAATTATTGCTAGTGCTTTCCCCCATGTCTGAATTGAATTTGCATTATCATCAATCCATTTTTTAGCACCTTCTATTTTTTGTCTGAAAGCCTCAATGTTTTCCCTTAAATCTTTTAATGTCTGAACAACATCTTCCCCATTTTTCTTTGTATCTTTAAGTCCATTCTTAGCATCTCTCTGTTTCTGTGTCATTCCAAATAAAGCTAACACAAATTCTGAAATTAATCCTATAAGGCTTTGAAATGTGTCTCCTAATGCTTTCAATGTTCCTTGCCATTCCCTGTTTGCCGCTTCATTCTGTGACAGATAGTCAAGCCATCTTTGGAATAGATTAAAAGCAATAACCAAAGCTATAACAACTCCACCCATTAATGCGAGTTTTAATCCTCCCATTGCTAATGCCGAAGCCTTAACAGCAGAAACAAATGTCAATACTTTAACTATTAATGCTCCAAAAACAAATTTACCAACAATTAATGCACCGAATATTGTTACCATTTGTGCTAACCAAGGCATTTTTTCATTGATAAGAATTATTATATTCAATAATCCTACTAATGCCATACTTACTGGCACTATCATAGGTGCTAACGAAGAAAATACACTCTGAAAAGCACTTTCCAAAGTAGATAAGAATCTTTCAATTGCTCCACCTGATCCACTCATCATAAAGTCACTTAAGAACTTAGACATTCCCTGACTGTTCTTTATCTGCTCCCGTAACTGTTTTAACTGATTCAGTGTTTCATTGTTCAGTAAAGCTCCGACTGTTCTTCCACCACGTGTTCCAAAAATCATTTGAAGTACTGAAGCTTTATCAGCATTACCCATTTTGTCAGTAACAGTTTTTAACCGTTCCATTATTCCAACTACATCCTGTAAATTCCCTTTACTGTCTAAAACAGGTCCGATTAATTCTTCAAGTTTACCTCTTTTTTTAACATTCGCCATACTTTTAAACATTTCATTTAATCCTGTCCCAGCACTACTTCCTAAAATATTATTATCGTTCAATTTTCCAAGCATTGCATATAATGTTTCAAGTGGAATATCTAGTTGTTTCGCCGAAGTTCCTGTGTATTTAAAACCTTCCCTTAATCTTTCAAGGTCGGCTGCAGTATTTTTTGAAGTAACAGCCATCATATCTGTAACTTTTATTGCATCTTTACCAGACAGTCCATAAGCATTCATCTGCATTTTTACAGTTTCAATTACATATGCCAAGTCTTCAACGTGAAATGCTTGTCCAAATTGAGCGGCCGAAGGTAGTATACTTTTCATTTCATCAGCTTTTATTCCTAAAGTTGCCCCCGAGTTTATAGCTTTTGCCACATCAGAGTTTGTATACGTTGTTTCAGCCCCAACTCTGTTTCCCAGCCTTAATAACTCTTTATAGTCTTTCCCAAATCCACCTGTTTTAGCTGCAGCTGCCCTTATATCAAAGTCAATATTACTGAAATCTTGCATTGCCTGTCCAGCCTGTTGGACAAGAAATGAACCTATCCTATATCTTGCTCCTCTTGCTATATCGTGGATTGTAGTATTAAGCATTTTCATTGCAGAATTTGCTTTTTTCGCTCCTTCTTCCACAGGTTTTACAGGATTCTTTACTTTTTTTTCGGTTTTCGCCTTTTCTTTGTTCAGATTTTTAAGACTATCTGAAGCCTGTTTTATATCCGCTTTAAAGTTTTGAGCCTGTTTACTCGCCTTTTCAAGATTTACTTTGTCAAGAGTATCAACTAACTTCTGAGCATTTTTCATCATATTCTGAATAGCATCCAAAGCTCTTTTATCTTTTATTACAAACTCTAACGAATAGGTAACCCCCAACTCACTTGACAAAGTCTATCCCCCCTTTTTTACAGCTTTATTTATTTTTTCCTGTTCTTCCATTTTCTCTTTGTTCATTAACTTATTTATATAGTGCATATAAAGGAATCTTTCGAGTTCCTTTTCTGTTATTTCCCCTTTATCAAAATCCCTTAAAAATTCAAATGAATTGAAATTTTTAAAATTATCTGAGGTTTCAAGTTCAATAGCCATCATTTCAAAATTGCTTATATTAGACTTGAATTTTTCAGTGTAAATAATTCTGCCCCCATAAAATTGGACAACGGAATTATTTAAACTTGGGATTCTGAATCACTCTCGTTAAGAATCCAGCTAACTCAGTAACTTCCGGTAAAGGAAAGTCATCCACTTCAAAATTATTTAGAAGTCCATCATTTTTGAAGTATTCCAGTATTTCTATAAGTCCTATTTCTATTTTTGAATTGTTAGGATTCATAGTAAGATTATTGTATTTCATTGCCTGTGAAGTTTTAGGAAATGTCACCATAACTTCTTTCAGTGTATCCTTCCAGTCGATAAGCCATACTGAAAAGGAAACTCCTGGAGAGAGTTTAACTTTTTTTATTCTCTCCAGTTCAGCTTCATTAAGTCTATCTTTTTTTTCTTCAAGAGTTTCTCCTATAAGTTCCATTTCTTCAACTTTTCTAACTACTGTTTCAAGTCCTGCAGCTGCTCTTGTCATTTCTATTGCCTTTTTTTCTTCTTCTTTTAAGTTTTCAAGATTCATTTATTTTCCTCCTATATTTTGATATAATTTTTGTCTTCAGCTTTTAATTCCCAAGTTGTAGCCTCTGTCCCACTTTCATTTGAAAATTTTGTAGAAGGTCTTTTCTTAAATGAAACATTAGGATAGAAGTAGCTTTCCTTCGCATTTTCATCAGTAACGGCGATAGACATTGGAAATTCACTTTTAGCACCTTTCCAAGCTTCATATAATGTCCACATTGTAGTATTTTCCAAACTTCCATATAAAAGATTCAGTTTTATTTCAACTGAGCCATCAGGTAGTACGTTGTATACCTTTTTCCCACAGCTACCTATTGTTTCAGATGAAGATTCACTTGAAGGATCATCCTCAAATCCATCTTCATGTCTACATTTAATCTGATATATTCCTAACGGTGTAGTAAATGCTATATGGACATTTTTAACGTTATATTGTCTACTCATATTAACTTTATCCCCCTTTTATTATTCAAATATTAATTTACCCTCTGTTGTTACAGTTCCTCTTAATGTTATATGTCTTGCCCCATTTAAGTAAGTCACCCTCAAATCGAATTTGAATGTTCCTTCCCTTAAACTTTCCTGAGTTATTCCTTCAATGTTAAGATTTCCAAGTTGAATTTTTACTTTATTCCCATTTGAATCAGTTTCAACTATTGTTCCAAAAACATTTCCTGAATCATCAGTCATAAGCATTCCCATATTAGCTGCTATTCTTAAGTCTTCCATTATTATTGCTCTTATCATGTTTTTACCTGAATCATTGTTCGGTATTTTGTCATTAGTTACTTGAAAGACTGTAATATCTTTTCTTATTCTGTCCTGCAACCATATTTTTATAATATTCAGTTCCGTAAACATCTTATTATCTGAATTCAATCCACCAACAATATGGAAATATCCTTGCGTTGGTTTACTCAAATAAGTTAGCCCTGCACCTTTCATTGAAGCCTGTTCTGTAGATGAGTATGTTTCCTGAACAAATCCCTGAATCTGAGTTGAATGCACTATATAACTTCCTGGAGTTTTAGTTCCAATTGTTCCCCCAAATATAGCTCCAGTTAGCCAATTTCCGAGTTTTACGTTTTTGTTCCCTTCCGCTATGAATGCCACATTGTCAGCATTTGCATTCTTTAAGTATTCAAGAGCCGTAGTAACTGTAAGTTTTTCAATGTCAAGTGCTATACCAACTTGTATTTCCTTATCAGTTTTCGCATAAGCCACTATACTTTCAACGAATGTTTTATTTGCTTTCGCATCCATATTTGTAACCCAGTTAGTGACTTCAAATGCTTTTTCATGCTTTTTATATGTTTCAATAAGTTTTGTGAACGTATCAGCTGTGTTGTTTCCATAAACAACAACCACAACTGGTGTGAAAGGTTGAGTATATGCACTCTGTATAAGCTTATAAAACTCATGATTTTCATCTAATCCAGCTACTTTCAAATCAATAACATCCTGTGGTTTTGTTATGAAAGTCGGCTCTATTGCAAAATCTTTCGTAAAAAAACATATGCTTCTAACATCAGTAAAAAATCTTCTGTTATTTTCTGCCTTTATCTGAATGTCATTAAGCATATTCAAATCATTTCTCTCTATTGCCATTTTATCCCCCTTTATAATCCCTCTAATTAAAATTTTTATTTATTAAGTGTTCCGCATAATATGTAAACTGCAGAACTTTTTTTAAGTACCTTCGTCCTTTAAAATAAGAAGTTGTTTCCTGTAATTTAAAAACATCTCTTATTTTTCTTTTATATTTTCTAACCCCAAAGTATTCATTTGTTGCGTCCATGTTTACAAGGAATAAATAAAGCATATTAAATAACTCTGTTTCTTCTCTGCTTTCCATAGTCAGTATTACTTCCATTCCCTCATCATATCTGTATTTGTTTCCCTCAAAATCAATCTGGGAAACATTTTTATGATAAATGTTATAAAATACAACTGGGAATTTTAAACTATCATACTGTTCAGCAGTCAATTCATCTTTGTCATAGTCATTTATTGCTATTTCTATCCCGAATTTCTTACATATCTGTTGAATATCCTCAATCAGTTCATCTTTAATCCCGCTTGTCATCAATATTCAACTCCAATCTTAAAAATGTCCCATAATTTTCTTCTACTTTGATAACCTTGTAAACTGTATCTTTGCACTTTAGCAAAGAATTTTCAGTTATTTTAAAGTCATCGCTTTCTTTCAGAATGTAATACCCTTCCTTTGTGTTAGATATTGCACTCCCTCTCATTGTTTCATCAAGATAATATTTATTTTTTGGTGTCATTATTGCCATTCTGATTTTTATTTCAGAAGGCGTTTTGATTAATTTACCTTTTTCATCAAATCGAGGTTTTTTATTTTCAGAAAGTAAGACTACATCCTGTTCAAACATTTTTATCACTTTAGTGGTTTTCTTTATTGCTTTTAATACTTTTTTATCCATTCCTACCTCACGTTTTTACTACCATTTATTTCAGCAGAAATATTAAATTTAAAGAATCCTGTTTCAATCATTGGATTGTCAAACCCTTTTTTATCAATTGTCGCTTGTGCGTTTGCTGGACTTTTTATTTCCTCAATCATATTTTTATACTCTGTTGCTGCTTCTATTCCTATTTTATTTAGCAACAAATTAATATCCCAACTACCATTTATAATGTCATTTACTCCTGTTTTGAAAAGTGTTTCCCCAGTTGGTTTGAACTTCTCAAACGCTTTTTCATTATAATGCCAGCCTGGTACTCCTCTACTAGATCCATTCTCCAAAACATTTGATAATTCATAACCATCAAAATCATCATTTACTTCATAATTTATATTTGTTCCTACCTTTATTGTCTGTTTGGGCATTTCTAAAAAAGCTATGAATTTCTTATTCTGTGGTTTTTCCTTTATTTTCAGTCTTACTGGCATTTGTATTTCCTCTCTTTTTAACTGTTTCTTCTTCAATTACTTCAATATTAAGTTTTCTATCCTTAATTTCATTCAAAGCAATTTCAAGCCTTCTAGGAGACAATTCAAGTTCATTGTCTCCTGTTTTTAGAAGTATATGATTAAAATCTACCAGTAAAACTTCCGTTTTTTCATTATTTCTTAAAATCATTTATATCACTCCTACTGTTGCAACGTTTTCATCTGTCCCCATTAGTTTTAACAGTTCACTGTACATTCTGAAATACGGATTGTCATTTTCAGCCCCTTCTTTTAAGACAATATTTGAAATTTGTATTTCCTCGATGTTTATTTCTTCATTCATTGTTAAGAGATAACCTAAAAGATATACCCTCAATAACTCCTGTTTTCCTTCTGAGTACTTTTCAAATATAATTTCATAAAGATTTTTAACAATTGAAATATCATTATCCATTATTTCAGGTACTATTTTCTTTGCTTCCTCTATTCTTTCATCAAGATTGAGCATTTTTATTCTTCCCTTTCAGCAACTAAGTCTTTTTTCTTAAGTTCTGCAAAATAAGTCTCATCCACCTCTAAAACTTCTCCAGGCTCGTGTCTTTCAGTATCGTAAAAAGGACTTTTTACGATAATTTGTATTAACTTCTTTTCAGGAGCAGAAATGTTTTCTGCCCCTGTATTATTTTCTATAGCTGCATTTTCTGTAGTTGAATTGTTTTCTAATTCTACTTGTTTTTTCCCATTTGCCATTTATATTCCCCCCTTCTGATTATCCGACAGTAGCTATGAACATTGAATCCATTATTGTTGGATTCGGAGCTACCATAGCCTCAATAACTATTTCCACATTGGTTACAGTTGAATGTTTCCCTATAGCTGCAACTTCTAAAGGTGCATATGTTCCTTTGATGTCTACAATATCTCTTCCTTCTGCCAGTCCTGAAAGTTTGTCAACCTTTGTCGGAGTTGGTCCGTACTCCATTCTTCCTAAAACTCCGTTTGGAATTAATGTGACAACATTATCAGGGAATACATTTCTTTCAGTTTTATTTACCGAAATCTTTTCATCCCATATAAGTACTTTTAATTCTGTCATTTCTTCTATTTTGTCCAGTATATTCGCTTTTGAAGGTGTTAATTTCGCATCAGTAACTAATTTAACTACCGCTGCATGTTTTTTTAGCTTATTGAACGTGTTTTTGTTCATCAGAGCTATTTCAACCTTTTTACCTTTATTTTCCAGTTTTTCTCTCCATCTATTCAAATCTTCTAATGGATCAGAAGTTGCTGCACTCCATACAGCTGTACTTGTCAACGTTTCTTTTAAGTCTGCTGACAGTTTGTAGTCTGCTGTTCTTCCACCACCATTTTCGGCTATATAGGTAACTTTTCCAGTTGAAAGTAACTGAGAAACTGTATAAGTTGCCAAAGCTCTTACAGAAGCTAAGAAACCGTTTTTCCCTGCAAATTGTTCATACAGTTGTGCTACGTAACTTTGAACCAGTACTTCATCTTTCGAGTTTAAAAACTGGAATAAAGTCATTCTTTCTTTTTCAGGAATTACCATTCTTTCCCTGAAGAATTCCTTTCCTTCCTTTGTGTGTGTTCTATATCCCCAGTCCCTTGCCAAAATATCAGCATCAAAGTTTGAAAACTGGATCACTTCAACCGCACCGTTTCCTATCCCGTTTATTACATTTAAATCAAAGTCATTATTATAAGCCATTGGAAACATTGTTTCTGCCAGTGTTTCCCCTTTGACTCCTCCGTAATACTTATTTAAGGCGTTTGCCTTAAATATCTCCGTTATTCCTCTCATATCCTCAATTTCCCCCTTTTTTATTATTTTCTATTTTTATAAACGTATGTTACACCTGCTGGCAATCTATCTTTTGTAACTGTTAATGGTGTTTTGAATCCTTTTCCTACTTCTATGAGATTATCTAGATAAACAACACCTTCAAGTGCTATTGTTACTGGTCTTTCTAAGTCCCTAGGATTAAATAACACATCATGTACAACTACCCCATCAGCTTTTTCTGTAACAGCTATTGGCAACATTAAGTCACTCTTTTCCCTTAAATCGTAACTGTTTTTACTTTTTACTAAAGTCCCAGCTGGTAATATAAGAAAATCACCTTCTTCTACTAACTGGTTAGCAAAATCGGCTTTTGCCGCTTTTACTACAACGTTCAAACGTTCTCTGTGCATTATTGCTCTTTTTCTCATTCAATTTCCCCCTTTTTTACATAAATTTTGTTAAATCTGTGTCCAGTTGCTCCCTATTTTCAAGCATATTGTCAACAAAATCTTTTCCAACTTCTGTTTTAAAAGTTCCTTCTGCGGTTTTTGTTATCGAATAGTCTTTTAATAGGTCATTTTTAAAAGCTTCCTGCTTCTTCGCAACATTTGTTATTACCTTTTTAAGTTCTTCTTCTGTCATTTCAGGATTTAAAGCTATTAAATCCGTGAAATGTTCACTTATTTTATTCTCTGCAACTAACTTTGCTTTTGAAATTTCAAGCTTCATCAAGTTAATTTCATTAGTCTTTTCCTGAAGCTCCTTTTCAACCTTTTCTTTTTCCTCTTTATCCAACTGTTCCTTTGTTTTACCCTCATTTTCAAGTTTTGAAAGCTTTTTCTGTAGCGTTTCAAGGTCTTTTTTTAATTTAGAGTTTTCTCCATCTTTAGCTGTTCCTTGAATTTCTAACTCTGATATTTTTGACTTCATTTCTTCTGCTGTAAGTTCAACAGGTGTTTCTGTCACTCCTCCAACATCCGTTTCTTTGTCTCTTAAAAATTTTAAATACATATATTCCTCCCTTTTTTATTCAAAATCATCTGGAAAATAAGCGGTGGCCCAGCAACGGCAACCAGGGTCTTCGCCAGGAAAAAGATCTGCTTCATCATATTTATAGACTTCTTCATCCCTGTCCTGATGTTCAGGTCTTACACGTTCATCTCCCATCGTATTCCATCTGAAATATTCAGAATCTTCTGCAACTATTTCTTTTAAGAAATCTTTGTAATAGTTGCCTTTCATGTTTCTAGCTCTGAATTTTGCGTTATTTTTAAGTTTTTTTCTTAAGTCTGTATTATCTTTGTTTTCTGCAACAAATTCTTTCATTTTCAGTTGCCATTCCGCCACTTCGTTAACTTGTCTTGTTGCCAGTGTCAAATGCCTTTTAACATCAACATTTTTAGTTTTACGGTACTTTTTTTCTAAATTGATACTAAAGTTCATAAAAGTTTTTAAAATCTCTTCAGAGGGTATTTTTAACGTTTTATGATTAAGCTTAGAATAATTCAGTTTTCTGAATATCTTAAAAAGCTTTTCTTCTGTTTTAAAATCCCATTTGAGTTCAACTTTATTCATACATCCCCTCTAATTCTTCCGTTACTTCCGCAGTCAAGGCGTTTATTTTGTCACTCAAAGTCATTTCTTCATCAATGTTTTTAAGTTTTGAAATAACATCTGCCATTTTTTCAATTGTTGTTAATCTTGACAGCCTTTCAGCTTCTTCGAACGGGTCTAAATAAGTGTAGTCATCCTCTGTCACATTCGATACTCTTCCCATAAGCTCCAAAGCCGAATTATCTAAGTCAACAAGCCCTTTTAAAAAGTCCGTTCTAAATGATAGTATTTTAGTTCTAAGCCCGTTATTTTTCATGCTGTATGTCTCTTGTGACACGTTTTGAGTTTTAGTGTCTACAAGCAGAAATTCAGGGAATAAGTTTGACAGTCTTTTTTCAAGCCTTTCAATATTTGCTTGCATTTCCGAAATTAACGGTTTCGACAACTCAATGTATTTAAAGAATGCTTCCTGTTCTCCAGGTTTTGTATAAATAAATCTTTTTTTCTTAAATCTGAACGCTTCCAAAGCTTCCGCATTCTTTTTTTGCTTTTCATTCCCGTTAATGTCAGCAAAGTTTACAACGTTCCCGGCATGCACAACTGGGTCTCCGTGCATATCAAATACATTGTGAATATAAGCCTCGATTACATTTATTTTGTCAATAATATTCAAAGCTTCTATAATATTCGAATCAGTCCGAAATTTAACAACTGGAATCTTGTCAAGCATGAACGGAGCTTCAAAGACTTGATTATCAATTATTTCAACTTTTTTCACTTTCCCATTTTCAAGTTTTTTATATTCACGAGAAAATGAAACACTTTGTTGTTCCCCTTTTTCGTTAAAATACGAGTATTCGCCCGTTATTTTAAATTGTATAAGTTCCCCAAATTGTTCAATATGTTCGATGTTGTCTATCTCGTGCAAAATATAGATAATATCGTTTGTTTTATTTTTTATTGTTTCAACAAAAACAACTTCTTGTAAATACATTTCTTTACAGATTTTTTTACTGAACGCCTGCATTTTGTTATAATCCCATACACCCTGAAGTTCTTCCTTTTTAGTCTGTAAGTCTTTAATTGCAGCTGACACGAGAGCTTTCGTAATATCTTTGACGGGGTTAAAAATCTCTATTGTCTCATCAAACATATTTGGCGTATTGTCATAAAAATTCGCACTATCATATTGTGTTCTGTTATAGTAGTTTTTTATCCGTTTCCTTTGTTTTTCATCCATCCAGTTTCCCCCTTTCCCTAGTCGTTAAAGAGATAAGCAATACCACCTTCATTTTTTTTGAGACTATAAAGTACGTATCTTACACTATCCATGACGTCATCATTGAGTTTGATTGGCTCATCATTTTTGCCCCATACGTAGCTATATATTTCATCCTCAAAACGCCCTTCAAATGCACTTCTGACTATTTTTAAAACATTTCTCTTATACATAGCGCCAACTAAGTCAATACCTTCTTTTACGTCTTTTTTCGCATTTTCCGCATCAATTCCGACATCTATCAATCCGTTTACATATTCCACTCTTGCCCCGTCACAAAACACCCTTGAAGGTCTGTATTGTCTGTATTTCTCAAGTATTTTCGGTTTCCAGTACGGCTCAAAATATTTGTGCTGTTTTGCAATTACTTCGACAATATAATAATTGTCATCATAATCAACACCAATAACCACAAGCACTCCGTAATGTTCATACCCCCAGTCAATCCCAAAGTAGAACTCTTTAAAGTTAATATTTTCAATGCTTTCAATAACATTTTCTTTTTCGTTAAACTCTCCAAAAACTATTCCTTCTTGTGCTACCCAAAGTCCTAAAATATCTCTGTCATATGTAGCCCCATTTGGAGTAGTCTTTTTAATACTTTCAACATATTCTGAACTGTTATTTATAAGATATTCATTGTCATCAAGTCTAAAATGTTCTGAAAGTATATTCAATTTCCCATTTTCCAAGCGTTCTCCTGCTTTATCAATGTAATCTTTTTTGACAAAATGCCCTGGATTATCCGGGTTCGTGTCAATAAATATCTTAGCCCCTTGCCCGGAAGTCCTTGAAAACGCTTCTTCGATAAATGTTTTATGTAATGCCGTAGCCTCGTTTATATAAGTCCCGTGGCTTGTCATTCCACGCATTTTTTTCCAACTGTCTATTTTTTCCCCGCCGAATATATAAACGTTATTCCCAAACAGCCTGAAACTCCCATCTTTACTAAGTTTGAAAGTTGTTTCCAACATTGTTTCCCAGTCATTTAAGACATTCCGCCAAATAGCCCCGCTTGTTGCTCCGACAATAATAAAATTAACGTTTTGATTATAAAAGTGCGAAATATGAGATAGCATTAATAAGTTATTTAAGAATGTTTTTCCCGAACGCTTCGCACCGTGTAAAATCGTGATTCGAGGTTGCTCTTTTTTAAAAACTTTTAAGATATTAATCTGTTTTTTATTAAGCTTATTCATCTGTTCCAACCTCAGCCGTTATGCTCTGCAATAATGCAACAAGATTTTTTTCTTCTTTATTTTCTTCCTGTTGCGACTTGTCAAAACCTTTCAGCTTTGCTAACAACTGTAATGACTGTGTGCTAGCTCTCAAGTCAGTTATTGCTGCCTCGTACTCCACAATTTCCGCCTCTGTGAATTCCTCGTATTTCACTACTTTTTTACCGTTCAAGTCAACAACAACAGGCTTTTTAATCTTTTTTTCGACAAGTTCCGCTTGTTTTTGTTTGAGCGTTCCGTTCGCCATCAAGTGATTTTTCAAAAGCTCATCATTTATAAAATCAGGGTCTATAAGCAGCGGATCAGATGCAACAAATGTTTTTCTGATTCTGCCAATTATTTTTTTTATTTTTTCTTTTCTTAAAATAAAAAAACCTTGTGATTCCTGCTTGTAACCGCTTTTTAACGTTGCAAGTTTGACATTAAATTTACAAGCAAAATAATTTCTGATAAACTCTTTTTCTCTTTCAGTTAATTTGCTATGTTTTTTTTTATTCCTTATTTCTTTTTCTTCTTCATTAATAACTTTTTCAACGATGTTTCTTTTTTGTGATTCTGTAACGTTTTCTTTTGTAACGTGTAACGTTTCTTTTTTTTGTAACGTTACATTGTTATGTTTTTTTTTAATAGCGTTACATTGTTTTTTTTTGTTCCACTTATACCTTTTTGCCCACACTCTGATAGTGCTATCTTTTATCTTATATTTCTCCGCAAGTTCCTTTGCCCCTGATCCGTTTTCATATTCTTCTTTTATTTGTTCTTTTTTTTTATCCATACATCTAAAATACCCCTCCCTTTTTTTAGATATTATTAAATGTTTTTTGCTTTCCCTCCGACCTCATCCGCTCCGCGTCTTTTTTTGAGCACTTTTAAAATAATTTTGCGATAAAACAAAAAAAGGAACACAATCGCATCGCTACGACTATGTCCCCACCGTGGACTTTTAAAATAAAGAGTTTTTGTCTTTTTAAGACAACTCACCAAATTTTTTTGCATTTTGTTTTTAAAAATATTTTTTTGTTATTTTATCATATTTATTATATTATACCCTATTTTATTGACTTTTTCAATAGTTTTATCTTTTTTTAATATTTTATATAAAAAAATTTTTTATCAATTTTATTCAATAAAATCAATACTTCTAACAACTTTTCAAAAATATTTTCAAAAAGTACTTGACAAATAGAAAATAATGAGATATAATAGTGACATCAAAGGCGAGGAGGAGGTGAAAAAATGAAAGGGTTAAGATATAGAAGATATATCACCCGAAAAAAGAAAATAAAAAAAGGCGACAACTACAATAAAATTTTATTTGCTATCGCCTGTATTAATCTGATAACCGCCATTATCGGATTAATGAAAATTATTTTCTTTTAAAACTTCAGTGACGAGGGGCTTTAAGCCCTGAGTCACCTATATTATAACTCTTTTTAAAATATATGTCAATTTTAGTAATAAGTGTAGGACTTTTTTTAAGTCTTTACACTTACAAAAAACATAAAAAAATAACTACAATAACAGTAATAATATATATAGTAATATTATTTTTATTGCTGTTGAAAGGAGGATAAAATGGAAAAGAAAAGACCTGTGGGGAGACCAAAAGGAATCCCCAAGGCAGAAAATTCAGGTAGAAAAAAAGGAAGCGGAGTAAAAACAGAAAGATTTTTGGGTTGTAAAGTAACCCCAAAAGAATTTTATGAGCTTTCTAATATAATGCAGCTTTACAAAAAAAAGTATAATTTAAAAACTGTAGACCTGATAAAAAAAATTTTTTATGACATTCAAAGTATTGAAAAATTTGACTTTGAAGAGTTTAAAGAAAAATAATTCAAAAATATTTTCAAAAAGTACTTGACTTTTAGAAAATAATGAGATATAATAGTGTCAAGATAAGAGGAACAAGATAAAATAAAAAAGACTTGAACGAGCTGCAACTCGAACAAGTCGAAAGGTAAAATTAAAAACTCACAACCACATGAATTTTTTAAAATACCTAATTTATTTTATCACAATCCTAACTAAAATTCAAGGAGTGATTAAAATGACAAGAAAAACAAAAAAATTAGTAGAAATCAAAAAAGAAGCTTTAAGAAAAGCATTAGAAAATTTCAATGCAGGATTCTATCATGAGAACGCAGCTGAAGAAACAGAAATGGAAAAGTTTGTTAATTCAGCATTGTTTAATCATGAAGATTTAGCAGAAAAAATAAAACTTCAAGTAAGAAACTATCTTAAAAATTTCAAAAATTCTTATTACTATTCAAATAATCAAACTGACGAATATTACATAATAAATACAGAATATTTCAAAAATCATGTAGAACTTTTCAAAAGCTTCTACGATGATTACGAAGAAGTCAATTGGGACTATTACAGAAGTCTCAATGAGAGCTTTGGAAAATGTTATAAATAAAAACCTCGGGGGAGGTTAATTGAGAAAAACAAAAAATCAGGAGGAAATAAAAATGAAAACAATTAAAAACTTTAAGGAAATTACATTTGAATTATTAGAAAAGGAAAATCACTTTATTATAAGTGAAAAAAATGGAAATTATGAAATAAAAATATGGGATGATTCAGTTAACATCCAAAATCACTCAAATAATATGAGATACTTCTACGAATTAGATACCGATCATTTCGTTATAGGATTCATGGAACTTGTAGAACTTGCAGAGAATCCAGCAACAGTTGAGGAATTCATAGAAGGAATAAAAAAACTAAAATACTTCAGAGAATACACTCACAAAGCAAAATTTAATCCTTTCTACAAAGAGTTGAAGGGGAAAATAGAGCTCAAGACTAAAGAAGACAGATTAAGCAAGGCCCAATTGAAAAAATTACTGAAACATGTTAATAGTAAAGTAGTTATCAAATATGAATTTTCAGATGACTATTTAACAGACGCTTCAATGAACTTCATGGAAGGTGTCGAACTCCATAGAAACGAATTCTTAGAAAGAATTTGTGAATACGGAAAATACTATATCGAAAAAAACGAAAAAAATGAAATAGAAGTCTTTGACGGAAATAATTCTTATATAGTTAAAAATGAAAAATTAAATATAATCTAAAGACCGGGGGGGCTTTGAGGTTATAAAAAATTAGGAGGAAATAAAATGAAAATAAAAGTAAAAGGAATAGGACAAAATATAGACAAAAGAACAATAAAAAAGATTCTTAAAGATGAAAATACTTTAGTTATTTGTAAAGATTTTTTAACAGATGACTATATGGCAGATTTGCAGGAAAATTTTAAAAATGCAAAAATAGAAAATAATGAAACAATAATTGATGACTTATATTATTTAACTTGTTGGACAAATGACATGAAAACAATAGAACTTTTCAATAGTTGCTGCAATTATGTTTTAAGCAATAAAAACTTAGAAATTATATTAAATTAGAGGAGTGATTAAGATGAACAAATTAGAAATTTTAAAAGAGAGAATAAATATAGAAATTAAAAAGGACTGGAGAAAATTCGTGAGTACTGCGGAAATATGTGATTTTCTAACTGAAAGTATTAAATACAGAGAGTTCCAATTAAATGATTTCAATATCTTTATAAATAAAGGAAAAATTGAAATACTATACAGAAATAACGATTTCTTAAAATTCAATTGGAGTCAAAACCCAGTAAGCAAAATCATAAGAATAAAATAAGAGCCCCTAAAGGCTCTTTTTTATTTCTTCTATATTTGATTTATTTATATATAATAAATTATCTGAAATACTCTTGACTTTATAAAAAGCTGCGTGGGAGTTGTAGGATGTATCAAAAACAACTATATCTTTGTTTTCTATTTTTTCACTGTTTCTAAAAATTCTATCAGCTTTAATAAATTCCACAGTTGCATTTTTAGAATCAATGTAGCTTTCCACTTCTCCTTTGTTTTTACTGTTCCATTTTCCGCCTAACACGATAATATTTTTATTTTCAATTTCTATTTTTTCTTTCTGCTGTTCTATTTCCTCAATTTTTATATTTTCTTCAATCGTGTTATTTTCGTCCTGCTCTATATTATTTATTTCTTCTTTTAACCTCTCTATTTGCCCGTAGAGATAATTTATTTCTTTTTGCTGTTCTTTTACTAGCTTATCCTGTTCTTTGCTCTCATAAGCCAAAATTTTGGCTTTTTGAAAATCATTAATCTTCTTCAGATTTTCATTTTCTTTTTTTAATGTCTTTGATTCTTCTGATATTCTTTTTGATTCTTCTTGTATCTTTTCAATGTTTTTTAAATACCCGGAAATCCTCTTGAGATTGCCGTGTAACAATCCAAAATTTAGATTAAAACTCTCAAGCTTGTTAAATATTTCCAAAGTCTTATTTTCAAAAAAAACAACAAACCCCGAAGGCACTGTATAAGTGTTATTAAAGTTATTATATTTAATTCTATATCTGTCAGCTAATCCCTCAAAGTCTATTTTATCAATTCCCTTGTAGTTGTTATTTATGAATTCCTGGAACTCCATTTCAAATTGAGTTCCTTGCAACAATTCCAGCATTTCAGGTTTTTTATTCAAAGTGTCTTTTTCAAAAGTTCTATAATTTTCAAGATCCTGGTTGTATAGTTTTTTAAAAAATTCCAGTTTGTCCTTTAAATTTCCTGTTGTCATTATATACAGAATCATTTGTTCTGTATTAATTCCTGAGCCTGTCAAACTCCTAATTTCGTTATTTAAGCATTTCTCTCTATATTCTTCTTCTGTCAGTTTGTCGTATCCGTTTTCTGTTATATATGTATTGTTATAGTTTATGACAGTATTTAAGTACTTTTCATTCCCAGCAAGTATATTTTTTGTTATATATATGATCCTGTCACTATAATTTAGTGACAATGTTGTATCTACTTTAAAAGCACTATTCAATAAGTGTTCATTAAAATTGTCGACTATTAAGTCAATTATTATATGCTCGTTTATTTCCTGCAGTTTTTTAACCAACTGATTTCTTCCCTTAGCTTTCCTCATTGTTTTTCTCCTGTGTTATTTTATATATAATATTATATCATATTTCCATAAAAAATAGGTGGTTATTTTCCACCTTTTTCTAAATTACTTCCTTGTTTTTTCTTATGTTCCCTTATTATTCCCGTGTTCCTCTGTTTGCACTTTTTACATTTGTAATCAAACGTGATATACCCATTAAATTCAAATGTCCCAAGAGTGTTCCCACAAGTCCTGCATCTTATTGCTACTTTTCTACTCAAAATTTTCCTCCTGTTTTTCTTTCAAAAATCGTTCCAGCCTGATGCTGTATAGTTCCCTTTTTATTTTTACCATTTTCCGTGATATTGCTGTCCCTAAAAAAATTGAATTAATAAAATAAAAACCATTTATCAGTGTTGTTTTTAGTATCTCAATATATGTCTTAGAATCTCTTACTGATTCAGCCCATTTTGTTGCCGTAAAAATCATAAAGAATATTAATCCAAACCCCATTATCAGCAATATAACTCTCTTTACTGTGAGTTCTGCTTCTTTGTCTTCTTTTAATAATTCAGTAGTAAAAACTACTAAAGTTCCTAACATAACAACTATAAAATAAATTATTGCTATCTTTATCATTTTCTCACACTCCATTCTTATAAGTCCCAAATAGTAATTTTTTATCAAAGTCTTTTAAAACTTCATCAGTTACAGTTGAATCTGTAAGTTTTAAAATCCATTTCAACACATTGAGCTCTCCTAATAACTCATAATAATCTTCTTGACTGTAGTGGTATTTTTTTGTATTGTTGATTATATCCTCAATAATTTCAATTCTTTTTTTAAATCCTTCTTCATTTCTCAGAGAATTTCTCTGAAGTTTTTTTGTTTCCAATAATTTCTCTATTACATTTTTCCTTTTTTCACGTAATTCAAAAAGTTCAAAATTAATAATAACTTTTGAATTAGGATATCTAATAGAATGGTCTCTTTCAATTTCTTCAATTCTATAATCAATTTTATTCAATTCTTTTTCTAAAATAAAAATTTTGTTTTCAAAACTATCCATATTCGTACTCCTAACTCTTAAATTTTGCTATATTTTCTGCTATGTAATACCCAGCTTGTAATCCAAAGCTTACGATTTCCCCACTCTCATCTTTTAAAACTGGGAAACTTAATATTTTCTTTGCCCTGAATCCCTTTATTTCCTCCATTGTTGCTTTTCTTACTTCAATATTGAGTTCCTGCCTTTGGATCAAACTTTTTGCCCTGTCACATATATTACAATTATCTGTTATATATAGAGTATATTTATTCATTTTACCTTCCCTTCTTTTTCAATCAAAAAAGACCATTTTTATTTGGTCTTTTCTTGATTTTTATTCAGTTTTCTAATTCTTTAGTTTTTTTAATCCCATTTTTGAAAAATATTTATCTTTCAATTCTTCCGGGCTCATATCGTTCACTCTCTCAAATTCCAAAACTTTATCTTTAAATTTTTCAAATTCATTTTCCAAATTTTCTATTAATTCATTTGGTTCTGTTTCCCTGTAGTCCCATCCACTATCGCCAGAAAATGATTTTTGTGCTAGAATTTTAAATATTCTATCTTGATATTCTACATAAATCACAAAATTTTTAAGTATAATTTCATTTTCAGTTCCATAACTAATTTTAAATTTTCTATCTCCCATAAAATCTTCGATTAATTCTTTAAATCCTTTATAAATTAGATGATATAAATCAACTTTTCCCATTTTCTTTCTCCTTTTTTTATTATACCTCAAAGCCAAAAATATTCAACTGCCATTGTC